ATCGCGGATGTGATTTGGCAACTGTTGTAGTGCCAATAATCGAATCCAACAGCTTGGATTGGGACGTGTATACCGGCATCATCACCCTCGAAGCAGGGCACAGCTAAGCGTTCACGCGACGGCAGGGCATCCATGAGGACCTTAATAGTCCTCGGGATAGCAATGCCGTGTTGCGCACTCCACCTGTTGAGCCTGTTCACAAAAGTGATGATGTCTGTCGACATACGTAGATCTTGTATGTAAACAGGTCGGACGTTATATCCGTCAACGTAGTCGAATCCACAGGACTCCCTAAACGAACCGTAAAGGAACGTCTTTGAGGAGTTTATCTGAAACCCGACATCGCGGAGGACATCAAGTAGCACAGTAGCAACCTCGATACGACAGATTATGTCGTCACCAAAGATGGCATACTTTAAGCCTCGCACCGAGTTCTCACTCACAGGGTATACAGATCGAAGGGCCTTGTAGGCCTCAAACCTCGATCCCCTTGTGGGGAAACCGAGGATATCGTACACAGCATGAGTGAGAGATGCGAATATGAGTGTCTCCAGTGGAAATGTTGTTCCGTTTCCCATTGTAGACATCATATGAAGTGGCAACTCACCGGCCTCGCCCTTGATTTTTATGTCAAAACGGCGAGAAGAAATAGCGAACAACCACTTGAACCATTCAGGAGGTAGAAGAAAACTACACAACCCGATCGACAGAGAGTCACTAGCTGAACTTAGGTCAATCGTGGAGAGGTTCCCGTAGAAGGGATGCTCGCCGCGAGAGCCAATGCAGGCCAGGGCACGATTAATGCCTTGTTGACGCTCAATGTCAATCCCAACTCGGTAACGCAGCACGTCCTCTAGGACAGCGCCGGTGCCAAGTTGAAGTAACATGTTGTCAGATGGTTCAATAGCAATGCTACGATCAATAGTCCGATTTTTTGGGACAGTCGTATACGTTGCGTTAACCTCAACTTCCTTCCCATGCCTTAAAGACCTTATTGTTTCAGTCTCGGCGGTGAGAGGAAGGCTTTGTAGACTTGCGTCTACGAGGCGTTGTACGAGCCGGGAGCTGGCGGTTCGCTTAGAGTCACCTAGTTTCGAATAGAAATCAAGGTGATCACAGCCAACCGAGGAACCAGGTCCAGGTCTCATAAGGTTAGCGGCCATAGCGAACGGCACGCTACCCAGGTTACCCCCAGTCCAATCGAAGATCAGCTCACGTGCCCTCTCGAGTACGTTAGCTGTAGTATGCGAAAACTCATTCCGCAGGCCGCTTATTGGAAGCATTTCAGCTTCGGCGAACCTTAGGTTTGTGATTTGGCATCTCGTATTGACCTGCGCAAATTTCCGAAAAGCACTTAAACGACGCTCAGGGCCAGTTACGGCTTCGAGCACGTCAGAGCTTCCGGTAAATTTTGCAGCAAACGCATCAAGTTGTCGTTTTGCGGCAATTGAGCGCCTTGCATGTGCAGAGCTGTGTTGACTATAATCAATATCAACACCAGCCACTGGGTGTAAGTCATTTTCATGACAATCCTCAACAAAGGAGGTAACTAGAAGGTCAAAGACTTTCATACGATCACCATATAATGGATGAATGTGGAGGTCGCTGTTAGGCGATACCTGAGATCATTGTGTCAACGATGCCTTGTGCGTTCTGAGTAAGGACACCTGTGAAGGCGCTGAACCCAGCCCGTGCATCGTTCGGTGACAACGTACCGGTACCAGCTGGTACACGAATACGCAGGTCGAAGGTTATCGTATCGTACTGATTCGTCGCGAGGGTTACCCCTTTGCGGCCAATCAACGCGTACTCATTCTTCGGAACCACAAGATAAAACCCCGTCGAAGCGTTCTTCGCACCGAGCGTCTTTAGCGTCTTTGGACGCTTAAACGTCATGGTAAAAGGAAGCTCCGGGCTGTGCGTGACGACACCTGGTTGGGTGCCGCCTAACGCAGTGGCCGCGTATTGCTTAGCGTTCACGTCGGGAGGCGTGTCCACTGAGTAAGTGACGGTCGGGGTTGTGAGTCCACTAATCGTAGCTCCGGTAACCGGAGATGAGATTGAGAAGGCCATAGAACGAGTCCAGGTTAAGTGTTAGTTAAAAACCGAAAACCACTAGGGTCTCGGAAAAGATCGACAGGCTTTAATTCAGATCGAGGGTAAGAGTTTCGCGTGTCTAACGACAGGCTAGATCTAAACTCCCGATTAACGTTATCAGCTAGTCGAATCGTCTGGGCACCAAGTGCGAGAAGGTTTGCACCTTGCTCGAGACCAGGAAGCTTAAACGATGGCCTAGGGACATTCTGGTACGCGTTCCAAGCCTGACGAGTGAACGTCAGCCACGTAATTGTCCCAGATTCCTTTTGTCCACTACCTGCAAACCCACCATAACTCCCAGCTGGGGTCACGTGACTCCAGTTTAACACCGATTCGCTGCGATAATTTTCGTATGCAAGTCGATGACTAGGGATAATTGTGGCTAACGCGGCGAAAATATTACCGACGTTAGAGAAGTAGTCGACAACGAACGAGTACGGAAGAAGCTCCCACAGGGCAGGAAGCGCATCTTGCCAGTTTGCACCAGCAAGTGTTTGAGCGCTAGGCTGAACAGACGCAATGTCTGAAGTGGGCGTATAACCGAACTTATATCCGTAAGTCATCTCGACTTGCCCCGTGAAGTAAACAGGGGCGCCGAGGTAACCGATGGATCCTTGTCCGGTATAAACATGCTGTTCCGTGGAGTGATAAGATCCGGTGACCTTGCTGTGTTTAATGACGTCCATGGACAGAGCTGCGAGCAGCTCAGCGCCAGACTGGACGTCATGCACGAAAGGTCGAACCCCGAATTGCACTTCCAACCAAAGATCAGTAGCCATTTGCAAAGCTTGCGCCTTACGCATGCCACGCATGTACTTGAAATAGTCACCGCGACGGCTAGCACCTGAGAAGGTGTTAACCAGCACATCGCGAATGCTTTTCGTTCCATGACTGATCATGGTTAATGACTCGTTCAATTCTCCAAGGATGGGGAGAATCTGTGACACCTCGCCCCGCGTGTGTTTGTTCACGGAGTTTAGTGCAACATTTCTGGCTACAGTCATCTGGTCACTAGTTGGCGCCGTGTATTGGAACGCGGCGTTCATGGGTCTATACCCGAGGCCGTTGACATAGATGGTCCTTCCGTCGTTTGCACGATAGGAGGAGTAGCTAGTCGTAGAGCCCGACACGTGCATTTCTGTGCGTGTATAAGGGTTGACTACTAGGACATCCCGCTGTTGTAGATAGCGGAAAGAACCGGTTAGGAAACCGGATCTAGATAAGCTACTGTTGATAGATGCAACGCTATTCCCCTGATAAGGCCAAAAGGGCATATCTATCCTTTGACGCCAGTAAACCGGCGTAGAAGACGATTGTGACCACGACCCAGGGTTATACATTGCAGTTCTCCAGTAGTAGTAG